AATATTCCCGGCAGCTTTTATGTCGGCTACCGCTTTTTCAAAACTCCACGTCTCGGATATTGTCGAATTTTTAAGTATAAGGCCCATCCATGCGGCTCTTGTTCGGGGTCTCAATTTCTGGATTCGATTCGGACCAGACAAGGTTCCGGTATGCAGAGGGGATGTATCTGCCGCCATATCATCAACGACCTCTTCCGCTGTATCGCTTGAAAACAATTCATAATCTACCGTGTCCGTATCGGACCCGGTTGTAATCGACAACGTCTTGAGCCGTCCGCGTGAATCCGCATCGGGTGCCATCATTATCGGGCCAATAACGGCCTTACTTATTATTTCAACGTCTCCGTCATATCCGGCATCATCTTTTTTAGTGTCATCGAAATACCTGAGAAATGAATCTCTGCACCCCAGATATAATTTCTGATAATCCGGATTGATGGCTTCGTAAAAATGGGCACAAAAAACAGCCAGTTCGACTGGATACTCTTCCGGAAAAAATCCTCCGGTTCTTATGTCATATACCAGAGTATTATTGTCACCTGAGTCTGTGTTTGTGATAAAACAGTAAATCTGAGACTTAACCCTGTCAAAAGCCATGACGATGCGATGAGTGTCCTTGCTCGGTGCATAGTCCTCAACGACATTTGGAAGAACCGAAAATGTTAAATTTTCTATGCCTTGGAATCCATAGGCCATCCTGTAAAGTCCACCTCGTCCCCAGAAATACAGATTATTGGAATCATCAAAGCACCATGATTTAGGTCCGAATATTCCGGTAGAGCGACTGACTTCGTCAAGAGAACCTCCGGCTGCTGGGTCTCCTCGCATCACCCATATTGAATTGGCACAACCAAATATCAAGTAATCATCCTGACAGGGTATCATTGATGATACGACGTCGCCCAACTCTCCTGCGTCAGAATTTCCGCCGGCTACAGGTGTCTGGGAATCTGTGGCTGCATATGCCCAATCAAACGGGTCTGCCTGCCGTGACATGTACCACTGGAAAGGATATATCCGGTTCCCGGACAATACTAAGCGACCCCTGTAATTGCACACAAGAGTTGCTCTGTCGGGCATGGTTCCTGCAAATACTCCGGCGGCTGTCTGGTAAGGTACCCAATCGTAAATAAACGGAGGAGACGTTACTTCCGTTGGCGTCATTATTGTTGTTCCGCCTCCAGCCACCTCGGTTGTTAAAGCAGTGTCCGCTTCAAGTGTTCCGGATATGACGGCTACAGTCATTGTCTTCCCTGATACCATAATCATATCAACAGAAACGACAGCAGGGTCAGCACCATTTTGGTACAGAAGCGTTCCTCTTGCCGGATAGGTTGTTATAGCACCTGCCTGAGAGCATCGATAATTTCTGAATTCTGCAACTGACAGCGTTGTGTCGTTTGCAATAAACACTTTCTGATAGGCCTCACAAGCGGTCAACGCTTTTTCGGTATCCAAAGCATCTGCTGCGGGTTCTCCGGTGACTCCACCAAGGTCTTCTATTTCTGAAAATACACCATCGGCACTTTCATAATAAACAGAGTTTCCTGATATTGCGACGAGTTTTTTTTCGTACAGTAAATCGTCTGGTGGATTTGAGGTAATAATGGGTGAACCAAGACCAGACGAATAAGTGAACGATTCGTCTCCGGTTGACAAACCTGCCAAAAATACAAGGTTTTCATCGAGCACCCAGACATTAAACGTTCCATCTGCACTCGTGCTTACTGGCGTAAAATACATTACTCGTCCGGAGGATAACTCAGAAACAGACCGAGCAGCTATTGTCGAGCTTAAGTCGTAGGTGTAAGAAGCAAGAACATCCTGTCCATTACTTGCGTCTATCTTCGAAAATGCGTAAGTTGTGCCACGTTTCCCTGCGTATAATTGACCATTCCGTTTATGTTCCTTTGGCTGTATATCTGAATTTAAGACCAAAGAAGAAGTCGTATAAAGAGGAGTAGTGTAGTCCGACGGAGTAAATTTATAAAGAGTTGCAGAACTAACTGCATATCGAAGCACGTATATTCTGTCGGACGTTGAATAGTGAAGTTTACTATTATTTGTGGTTGTCCCATTTGCCTCGTATGAATCAATATAGGCACCATCCGCCGCAGCCATTCGGCAAACCTGCAATATATTTGTCAGAAAAATAAGAACAAGGGCATCTCCGCTTGCATGGAGAGCACATCCAATACATTCGGCAATACCCGGAGTACCATCTGAATAATACGCTCTGTTTGACCAAATAACGGTTCCACTTGTACCTATATAGTGTACATTTGCTGTGCTTGTCGCCCTGTGCGTCAACAATATGTGATTGCTGACATCGATTGACATATTGTAAGGAGCACCGTGCGTTGTTGTTATTTCGCAATAGCCGGTCGTTCCCCACGACTCGACGACTACTAATGCAGAAGTGAGTTTATAAACCCTTATTTTTGTTGTCCCATAAGTTCCATAAACATAGTAATAGCCATCTGGTGACTTTACAATGCACGCAGCCACGAAACTTCCCACATTCGGCCACGTATAGGCAATAGAAACAGTGTTCGTGGAATCATCGTATTGGAATACGTATGCACCTTTTGTTGTTCCGGATGTGGCAACTGCTGCACAATACTCAATCATACATCCTCCAGTACCGTCACAGACAGCAATTCAACGACCGGGTTGTTTGCAGAACTGATTCGTGAAGAATAGTCTGTATTATTCAATCCCGGACGCTGGCCTCCGCGTGCTCGTCCTTCCGATACGTCTCTCGGTCGGACATTCAAGAGTTCAGGACTGGTCAACGGAGGCTGTGTGGAATTGGCCCAATTCCGGTTGATTCCCTTAAGTGGAAACGAGAATTCAAGATTCGCTGGCATAATAGACTCCTGCAAAATACGGCACAGTCCCCGCAGCGGAAGCGGAAGACTGTGCCCTTCTCGGAGGGTGTGAGAAGTGTTTTAGGAGGCATTCAACGCAAACGATGGCACCGACGCGGCGGCTTTATTCTGATAAATATAGCCTGTCGCCGTTTCAATCATCACGCAGCCCTTTGCAAAACGACCGACATATCCGCCGCTGGCCGTCAGTGCCAAAGACACTGCTACCGTTCCAGTGACATAACCCAGAATGCCGAGCTTGCCATATGTCGCATCAGCTATGTGAGCAATCACAACCGGCGTTGTTGAGGTAGCCGGGAATTGCGTATTCTGCATTTCAAATTGTACATTCGTTACACTCATGGAAAAACTCCTTAATTATTACGTGTCTGTAAATCCGGTTACATCCTGTATGCGATAACTTCCGCGTGCCACTTCAAACGGGGTTAGCTGTCTGGATGGGGAAAACGAACGTGGCTCTCTGAGGTTGTCCATTTTGATAGAGCGTGAAAGCATGATATTAGCCCTCTCGCTCTGGACACCCGCCACTTCGTCCTGCTCAACTTCCGCTGCGGCAAGACAGTAACACATAATACACTCCGAGTTCTCAGCACCGCCCATCGGAACATCGTCGTCTCCGGACATCATGGGCGGCATGGTGTAATGGCTGTAGTAAAGAACATGCTCGGCGTCAGGAGTCGGCCAGAACATGACTTCATAACGCTGTCCGGTCTCAGGATTGTGATGTCCTGCACGAACCGCGAAATATTGGGGATAGGAAGTCGTCTCTCCGCCTTCACGCATTTCGAGAATGTCGCCTTCGCTGACCTCTTGAAGGGCTGGATAGCCGGATTGAGACGTGAACTTGAATGGTGTTCGAATCCCTCCGAAATCCTGCGGAAGCTCGTAGATGTAAATATCACTGGCCGTCGCCAAAGAAGCGTACTTACGCCGAAACGTCCAATCGTATGCGGTCAAAAACGTCAGGTATCCGCTTTTGACCATATCTTCGGCATCGGTCAAATCTGTTCCGGATGGACCGGAAGAGCCGTAAGTACCAAGGAATTTACTGACCCTGTTCTTCAACTCCAGATAAGTGTATTGCATCGTTGCCATTGTCGATTACCTTTATATCCGCTTTCGGGCGTTTCCGCGTTTTCAAGATAAGGGCAAAGGCTTCCTGTACCTTATTGTGTTCCTGAATTGTAAGCTTCTGTGCGGACAGAATACTTTGAATCAATTCAATTGCCTGTTCTACGTTCATGCTGCTCTCCGATTTTCCTGATGTCTTGTCGATGGAACATGGCTTCCTCACACGCTTGAGGGGCCTTTTTCCAGCTTCCTAATACTTTTTCCGCACGCCGAATTGAATCTACCATATCCTTGAATTCGTTCGGCAGCATGGATACTGAGGCGTCCGGCGTTGAATCTTTCATTAACGCTATATGCTTTTCTATGACCTCTGCACCCAAAATTGTCGCCGCAATCGCGGCCTCTTTTCCTGTTGTATGGTCTGAAAATCCAACGCTGCATTCCGGGAACATCAGTTTGTACGTGCCCAAGACTGAAAGGTTTGCCGATTCGATTGGGGCCGGGTAAGCCGTTGTACATTGCAATAGTGTAATGTCGCATTTTGGTGTCCCGTTTTCGACCAGTATCCTGACAGCGTTTACAACTCGCTCTATTGTACTCATTCCGGTCGAAAGCAACACTTTTATTTTCATTTTTCCTAAAAATTCAAGATATTCTTCATTGAATATTTGGCCCGATGGAACCTTGATAGTTTCCATGCCAATAGCGGCCAGAGTCCTGAGACTGTCAATGCAGAAAGCGGACATCAAAAACTCTATTCCTAAATCTTCGCTGGCCTTTTTTAGCAATATCATATCCGCTTTGCACAGTTCGCTCTGGTAGCAAAAATTCCGGATTTCTCTCGGGTTGATTAAATTCTCAGTCTTATACGCCTGAAATTTAACCGTATCCGCTCCGCATTCGTGTGCGACATAGATAAACTCCATGCACTTTTCTATGTCCCCATAATGATTACAACCTGCCTCGGCGATAACATTAACGGATTTTCCGTGCTGGATTTCCAACATACACCCCCGGTTCTGTAATGTCTGCAATAACGACTGACCCTGCCCCGACCAGAACGTCATCGCATATGTTTATTTGTTGGAGGATTACGGAATTACTGCCCATGAAGCAGCGATTCCCGACGCTGGCCTGTCCGTTGATGACGGCACCTGTAGAAATATGACAGTAATTGCCGACTTTCGCCTGATGCTCAATCACGCAGGACGTGTTGAGTATGGGATAGTCCCCGATAGCGGCCCACGCATTGATAACAGCGTGATGCCCGATGTACGCCCCTTTTCCCAATTCAATTGTTCTGGCAATGTATGCGGTCGGAGAAGCGATGCTGATGAATTCGCCTCCACGGTTAGTAACTTCCCGGATAGCGGATATACGGTCATCCGGGGTATGAATTTGACCGATTGCCAATACAAATCGATTGCACTGTGCTACCAGAATATCCCAATCGCCTTCGGTCAAAATTCGTGTATCAGGAATGATATGTTTGACGTGCGGCATTCCCCGCAAGGATAGCGAATATCCGATTCTCGACATCACGTCCATACAAGACGAAAAATGCCCTCCGTGACCTAACACAATCACTTCACTTCGCATGTGTGTATCCTTTCTCAAAAACTGTGATGTGGCATCGTCCGTCCATCAGCGGAGAACATTCGAAATGAAGACCCACTTTTTCGAGTGCTCGTTGATACATAATTTGACAGTGTCCGCAATACTGAGAACACGGCTCTATATCATGCTCTTTCAGTTTCTTGATGCTGGGACACTCAAACATCTGAATCGTCAGCATCGACCGCTGACCGTTTGTGTTAAAAATTATCTTGCAACGTGCACCTTCGGCCTCAAGCGTTTCAGCCCAATACTCAACCAGTCCGGGAATACCTTTTGTTTTTGCAAGGTGCACCATCCTCTGGCACAGAAGGTCGGATAGGTGTTCCCAGAATGTTTCCACGGTCGTTCCGTCGAAATGGTCGTTGAGAAATTTGAACATGTTGTTGTACGCAATGACAAATTCTGCTGAGCATTTCATTGACAGCCTCCTTTCTTTTTCAACACGTCATATTCTTGAATAATAAGGTCTTCCAATTGTTCGAGCGAACGTATTGTCCGACGCAAGATGACATCCTCGTTGATTTCTGTTTCATGTACATTTACCTCTCCTGTGACACTGAAATGAAGGTACGCCCTGTACACTGAATTATTATCTGGCTTAACGAAAAATTCCATCCTTTTTAAACACTCACTATGCGGATACTTCTCCCTCAATGACTGAATAACATCTTCCAGTGTCATAGTTCTTTACTCCTTGCACAGTGCTTACAAAGCGGCAATTCATTATGACGATAGGCGGCCAGTTTTTGGCGGTACTCTTCAAGCTCACGGCCTCTCCAGATGTTCATTAGAGGTGTGTTTTTCATGTCGCCGATAAGCATCATATTGTCATAATCGCCGCAGCACGCCGTCACCGTCCCATCCCAATTGACGGAGAGTTTGTCAAATACTTCCGGACATTCACAGGCCGCTTCCGGCTTGTTCTCGGCCTTTAAGTCCCTCGTCTTTCCGACATAGACGGCATCGGTAAACGAACTTGCTCTTGATATAAAGGCTTCAACTTCCCGGTCGGTCTCCGTTGTTACCGTGGTTCCGATTTGGATGAACGGATGTTTTCGCTTCCCTCTTATTTTGTGAAGCACACTGATACGTTCAAGCAGGGATTCAAACTGATTGATATTACGCATCAGGCAGTAGCCTTCTGCGGTGACGCCCTGAAAGGAAAACTTTATACTGTCAAGATGCGATTCAATCAATTCATTGGACAGGGCATAATCAAGGAGGAGGCCGTTAGTGTTGATATGGCACATCAGGTTTCTGTCTTTACAGGCTTTGATGGCGTCGATGATACGGGGATACAGCAGCGGTTCACCCCATCGTATGAACCGGATAACCGGCTTGTGATGTTCGCATTCATTGAGAATGCGGTACAGCACCTTCATATCCATATACCCTTTGGGCCGGGCAACCTCCCGTTGTCCGGTCGGGCACATACCGCATCGCATATTGCACTTGTTTGTCAATTCAACGTCAACGATTCTCGGAAAATAAAGCGGCTTTGACAGCTTTTCCTTCATCGGACGATTGCACAGTGAATACTCCAGTTGGAATGGATTTTTAACTTTTTCGCTCATTTTTTTCTCTCCACATTAAAATCGCTTCGGCGATGTTCAAGTCGTCCTGCGTGTCAATATCGACAGAGTCCGACGCGGCCATCGGGAACTGAATGACTCTTTGTAAACAGTAGTCTTCCTTGCCTGCGAAAACGTCCCACCGTCCGGCTACTATCGCATTATTGAGTTTGAAACGCTTTGGGCAATCCTGCGTTCTTTTTCGCTGCGATGCGGCACTCAGATACGGTCCCATGTTGTTCGTTACCGGGATTGTTCCATGCGGAACATTTGCGTCTGTGACGCTGATAAGCATGTCGGCGGACGGTGTGTCTGCCAGCAGGGTCATTGCCTGATAAAGCGTCTCAGCACGGAGGCATGGACTGGTCGGATGTATTAGGCAGACATAGTCTGTCACAAGAGATTTGCACTTCAAATAATACAAGGCGTGTGCAATAGCCTCCTCGACGGGACATTCCGGCGTGGCGTATTCGTCGGGACGGATGTAGTAGTCCTTATGGCCGTAGGACGCGGCAACTGACAGGACGTTCATGGATTCTGTGGATACTAAGATTTTATCAAAGCACTCACAGGCCCGAGCGAGCCGTACCGCACGTCCAATCAACGGAACACCATTGCACACGCACAAGTTCTTATTCGGCAACCGGGTGGATGTTCCCTTTGCCGGAATAATGCACGTTATTTTAATCTCGTTAAGATTCATATTACGGATTTTGCTGGGTTCCAACTAAACCGCTTCCGAGCGAACAATCATTCTCTTCGCCCAATGCTTTCAACACCTTATTCAGATATACCGGCTTTGTATGCCGGAACACAATGTTGCGGAATTGGTTATGTGTGTATCCGCAGAACTGCATGAATCTGGATTTGATATTGCCATCCAAGATATGGTCGTTTTCTTCGACCAGACGCATTCCGCGTTCCCGGCTGATTCGCCCTTCCCGAATCCAGTAGGACGCAACGTCCGTTGCCCGGGCGTGCCCGTATTTGGGATACTTCATCCAGCAATGCACCAGATAACCCCACGCATCTATCTGGTCATATTGTTCGATGAATCCGCAACGGCGTTCCCAATCTTTCAATTCGGAGAATCCGTACATCTTCGCCGTCGAAAGGTTATCGTATCCCGACCACGGAATGTAATAGCTCAAGTAATAACTGCTGACGGAATTCAGGACATCAATGGGCATGACCATCCACGAAACACGGTCCAAGTCTGTGATTCCAGCCTCTTTGAAATCATCGAGCGTGTAGGACAGGGCAACATTGTTTTCCAACTGCTGATGAGCGAGCGGGGTATCCTCTGCCGCTGGTCCGCCGTATTCCCAACTGATGTTTTCCCCGTAAAAGACATGGGGGATATTCATCATGGAGGCCATATAAAGCGGATAGGTATAGACCGCCCTGTCCCAGAACCACGTCGGGCTTCCGTATTTCTCGAATGAATAACGGAACATTTTTTTGGCCGTCGCCGGGCTTAAATCGAGACCAATGCGTTCGCAATCAAAGGCGTTGATAAGGTTGGCCGCATTTTCCATTCCGGTGTCTGTCCAGTCTTTCGGCAGATTGTTGACCGTCACCAGCAGAGGATTGAGCTTGAGTTTTTCTTTGACAATCCGTACCTGTGCATGGCTGTCTTTTCCACCGCTGACAGCAATGATGCAGTTGTACCCGAGCCGGTTTTTCAGTGGACGGATAGTGTCCGCCAGTTCAAGGAGTTGATTCCACCGGTCATTCCAATTGATTTCTTTTCTGGCATCGTGACGCACACAGGCTATGCAGACGCCTTGCTCGTTAAATTCCAAGCCGGGGCGTGTGTCCGGCATAACGCACTTCTTACAGCGATTCATAAAATACCCTCTCGTTTTTATAAGGTGTATAGTTACTCGTCAAACAACGTTTTTGATTCCAGTTCTGCCGCGTTCATCAGCCGTTCTTCGAGAATATCCTGAGTGTCTTTGCGTATGACCCTGACGCGGAGTGATTTGAAGTCCTGTATGACTTCGCACTCTACGGTACGGTATTCATACTTGTTGCGTATCTTGTTGGATTGCTCTGAAATGGCGGCGTCCGCCGCGTCAATCTTCGCCTTGAACGAGGACATCAAAGACTTTTTGTCGGCCTCCAGTTTGTCCTTTTCCTGCACCAGCCGGGCAACTTCATCGCCGACCGCTCGCAGTTCGTCTTCGCTGAGCATACAGCGTAGCGGCCTGAAATCATTTGTGATTTTTTGGGTTGTGTCATCTTCCATCGGTCATCCTTTCGTTTTATTGAACCTTAATATTCGCAATGCCGCAATAGGGGCATTTGCACATTTCTCGGTTTCGAACAGACACAAAATAGACGTGTTTGCAGCCGTCGCACTTCCATTGCTCCACATACGAGAGCACGTCTTTCGACGGATAGTCCGCATTCTGCGGATACTGCCACTGGTCCGGAACATTTGTCACGGCTGTCGGAAGGTCGCAGATGGCGTTTGCCATGCGAACGTACCCCTGTCCGTCAACCGTGCCGTAATAATCCCGGTGCAGAACATCCAGCACGGTTCCATTATACGCACAAACAGGAGTGTCGCCTGCGGTCATTTCCTTAAACAGCGAAATAAAGTCTTCCGGCGTATCAGCACAGGGCGAGATAGCGGACACAACCACGTCCTGACAATTGTTGCAGAAATTGATGGACGGGATTTTTCTCAGGTACGCTTCATACGCCATGGTGGACCCGGCGTGAACGACAAAGTCCACGCCTTCGATAGCATGGATTCCGGCGACGTCGAGGATGATTTTCCCTTCCAGTCCCTTCATAAACATTTCGTAGGGTGCCGTGCGTTCACCGGGATGCGGCTTGACGACGACATACCACTTGTCCCCGAATTCCTTGATGAATTCCGGGATGAATTTCAGCCATTTCGAGCGATTGCTTCCATCTGTCTGAACGAAAGCGGCCTGTACCGGGTCATCCGCTTCGGCTTCCGGCATAGAAAACTCGGGGTTTCGGTCCGCATAGGGGAATCCGCCTGCAAACAGGATAACTTTTTTGTCTGTGTCGTGCTTGAGCTTCGGAGGCGGCGGCAGGAAATAGGCATCGAACTGGAATCCGCCGCAGACGATGATTTTTTCCGGAGCGATATTCATGTGTTCGACCATCATCGTCTTCATTTTCGGACCCCATGCCAGAAATTTATCGACACAGTGACCGACCGAGAATCGTCCGAAGATGGCTTGCTTATAGGCGGGTGAGATTAAGGACAGCGATTCTTCTGAAATTCCGAATTCGCACATTTTGACGACGACCTGAATGCCATAGGAGCGACATTGCTCGGCCAGAAAACGGGAATATTCACATCTTATTTCAGGCAATATCACAATGTCCGGCTTGATGATGGATATTCTGTTTCCGTCATCCTGTAAAAAATGATTTAACCAGACGTGATGGCCTCGTTTTCTCAGTTCATGGACCAGTAATGTATCGGTGTGATAATCACGGGCCGCGTTGTGACTGAGCATCAGAATCCGCTTTGACATTTTATAAGCCTCCGAGAGAAACCAACTTAAAAAATAAAGACGGGCACCGAAGTGCCCGTCCAAGACACTCTTGATTAGGTGGTGTACAACATAAGCGAATTGCTCAAATATGTCAACACCCAATTGTTTCCACTCCAGACAAGTACGGCACTGTCACTGGCAAGGCTGGTCGTTGTCAGCGTACCGGTGATATTACCGAGTCCGTTGGGGGCGAGACTTCCCACCAGACGACCTGCCGTCGAGCAGATGATGGAGAACGGCGTAATCGCTGCACTGGCACAGACGGCGTTTTTAAACACCTTCATAGTGCCAATGGGCAATTTACTGCCGGTGGTGGTTCCCAGCGGGGTTGCGGTGGTGGTAAACGCCGCATCCGCACTGACATTGACGGTGACACCGAACGGGGTGTAATAGATGGAACCGCCTGCTGAGGCCGCTCCGCCGTCAATCATCGCCAGCGAATCGATGACCTGAACGCCGCCGGACGGAGGGCCGTCCTCCAGATAGGCCTGTACCAGACCTGCGGTTGTGGAACGGTCCACATCGCCCAGAATCATCGCAGACCCGCGACCGGCCAGACCGGTATGCTTGAACGCATACGAGCCGGTGGTAAAGGTGATACGCTGACCCGAGTTCATCGTTGCCAGCACAGCACTTTCATGGTCACAGTCGGCTTCTGTGTAAATCATACAGGAGCTTCCGGGGACGTAAAACTCCACGAATCCGGGTCCGGTAAACCCGGACGACTTGTTCGTGACGACTCCGGCGAAATGGGCCGCATTCTTGAACGACGGTTTTTCGACCTGATTCATACGGGCCGACGTGGGCTTGACGCTGTCGGCAGCCGACAAGGTCAGGTTTTCGGGCGTGACATCCGCCGCGTCGTAATTGTAGCACAACGCATACCCTTCATAGAGGGTATCGGTACCGGTGTAATAGGCCCGGCGTGTGGTGAGGGGGCCGAGGCCGCCTCCGTTGACTAACTGAGTATTCATGTTATTTTCCTTTCTGGCGTTACCAGTGTACGTTTTTCCTGATAAGGCGTTTTAGAAGGTTGCGGCTCGTCTGTCCGCTCGCTTCACCAGACTTAGTCAGCCGTTTCCCAATTCGAGCACAGGAAACCGGCGGTTCTGCGGTTATCGCAGATATACGCATAACTCAAATCAATGTAAACGGTCAGGGTATTGTGGTTGCCCACCTTGGTCATTGGCGGGCTGACGCGGAAGTTTTCGCCGTTGAGTACGCACGGATAGAAATGACCGTGGTTGACCCCGAAAATCGGGTCTTTCCCGTACACGTACTGCTTGGCGGTATCCAGAACATCGACATAGATGAACGGAATACCCTTGTAGATGGTGCTTCCGGCATACTTGCCGAGGTCATAGCCGACCGCGTCGTCGCTGAGCCGGGCGATTTCTTCCATCCCGTCCAGCACGGCGTTATTGGTGTACAGCCGGAAATTCGAAAATCCGCTGTTCGGGTCGATGGCTTGTTTGGCAAACATCGGCGACTGGAACTTGGTTTTTCGAAACGCCCGGCCAAGCCGTTTGAGCAGGGTCGAGTCGATTTTTCCGCCGTGGTCCTCGTAATAGTTGGCCCATCGCGGGTTAGCGGTTGACGAGCAGGCGATATTGCCCACGGTCGTCATCGCGGTTTCGGTATCCGACCAGTAATCCCCGAGGTAGCCGGTAAAGGCACCTACCCCCTCGGCGGGGTCGGTATCCGGCTGGACCAGCCATGCCGGGATTCCGAACGGGTTGAGGTCGTCGGTCGTCCCGGTCGGGGTCCGCCATGCCACCTCTTCCAGCAGGTCGGCAAATTCCCGGAAGGCGTTCATTCGCCGCTGTTTGAGCAGACTGTAAATCCGGGAACGGTTGCCCATATTCATCGCCAGTTCCTTGACGGAGTAGGTGAAGGACGTCATTGCGTGCGTCCACTCGACCTTGATAACTTCGTCCACATTGGAGACCAGCGGGGTGTCGGTATCGTACATTCGAACGTGCTGAGCGTTCCCGGTGTCACGCAGGCTGATATAGCGGGTCACGCGGTCGCCGCCATCGTACTGCACTTTGTCTTTGCCGAACCATTGATTGAGCACCTCGTAACACTGGTGCTTCAAGGCCACCTCGAGCTTGTCCTGATTGAACTGCTCAAGGGTCGCCTGCCCTAAATCAATGGCTTGGTCAATTGTAATTCCACCAGCCATAGTAGTGTTCCCTTATGCTGAGCGGCTAATGGCTCTTATAATTGGGGTCGTCCAGAATCCGGTTTATTTCCGACATCGCCCGTTCTTCGGCGGTCAGTTTGGTTTCATTTCCGGCACGTCCCCGGTATCGGGACGTGAAGCGTTTTTTATTCTTATTCAAATCAGAGACCAATTTGGCCTTTAGCTGCGAGTCTTTCATTTGACCTTTGAGGGCATTGACGCCAATCATCAACGCATCCTCGTCACTGAGGGTTCCGCCGAAGGCCTGTTGAGCACCCCGGGCGATACGGAAAGCATATAACCGTGCATCGGCCTGTTCCTGCGTAAGCTTTGCCGAGACACCCAATTGCGGAAGTTCTTTGGTTTGTTTGTCAAAGAATTCATCCACTTTCCGGATAGCCTCCTGCTGGGCTTTCTGCTGAATCTGGCCGATTCCCTGTGATTGCTGGGTGACGGTTTCGGTCAGTTTATTGACGCGGTCCGCCAACTGCTTTAGGGTATTTTTGACCTTGGGTGACAAGTCGTCGTAATCCTCGTCGTCCATTCCCAAGTCATCGGGAATCGGGTCGAGGGCGTCTTCTTTCTTCTCCGTATCCTTGGCCTTGTCTTGTGTTTGCGGGATGACCGCACGTCGGGCAGATTCCTGAGCGGCTGCCAACGCTTCCAATATTTCCGGGCGTGTTTCGGCCAGTTCGATGATGGTTTTATCATCGAGCCGGGCGGCACGTCCTGCGGCGACCAGATGGTCCGGGATGAGTTCTTCTTCCTCGCTGTCATCGGTGCCGGCTTCTTTTTCGGCGTCCTGTGCATCGACGGTTTCGTCGTCGAGTTCGGTTTCATCCTCGTTTTTGAGGGTTGATTCGTCCCTTGGGTCTTGTCCTGACCCTTCATCGTCGCTGTAATCTTCCTGAAGGTAGGCCTCGTCCCCGAGACCGGCAGAACGGGCATCGTCCTCGGCGGTCAGCGGTTCGCCTCCTCCAAGTATGGAATTATACACAGCGTTCAGTTTGTCCATTGAATTTTCTTTTGCCATAGTCTCTCCTATCATGACAATTTTGGTCGGCGATTGCAAGACTAATCCAGTTCCGCATATCCTCGCCGTTTCATTTCGAATTTTTTGTGTGCCCGGTTTTTAATCAGCAATCGACCATCCTTGTCGTAGGTGCTTCCGGGAAACGTCCGTTGAGCCTCGTCAATCTGGCCGGGGTTGACCCCCATGGCGTTCGAGTACCGTTCGCGGTCCACGCAATCGGTATTGACCCGTTCATCGGAGTAGCTGCGTTCGGCGACGCCTCGGCAGACAGGGCATTCCATGATGACCTTCGGTTCCGGGTACGGGACAAAGTCTTCAAATTTTTTCTGGCACTTGCGGTTCGTGCATTGATAACAATAAATCGGCATTAGACCCTCCCGACGGCAACAATTTCGTAGGCGGCGGCGGTAGAGGCAAGGATAGCGATACTGGCGGTGGTCTGTGGCGGCCCGAAGAATTGAGCCGTGCCGGACGGGACCAGCAGTTTTGACACAAAATCCGTAGCGACTCCGCCGACGGACAGGCAGGTATCAATCCAGAAATCGTTTCCGATGGCCTTAAAGAGCACTCCGTCGCACAAACTGACGGCGATGCCGCCCAACTCCATGATTTCCGGTGTATCGGCGACGGCCAGTGTTCGGTAGAAGTGGGTTGCCACGGTCGGCACTTCGGTGGAGAATTTCTGGCGGATATCGATTTCCTCTCCCAGACCGGTCACGGTTGCGGCCAGCATGACTGAGCATTCGGCGGCCATAGTTTATCCTTTCCGGGCGAATTCACGCCGTTTGGTTTTGGACATCTTCAAGACGCCCTTGTTCTTCTTGTATAATCGGCCCGGACTGTGGGCTGCGATTGCCATCATCTTTCTTTGTTTTTCGCTTTTTGCGGGCATGGGCCTCTCGCTTTCTGATTGCCTCGACACGCTTTTGCATTTCGGTCAGTTCCGGGGGCGGCGGCGGCAGCGGCGGGGCGACATAAACATCGTCCATCACGGCGGCCAGTTCATCCCACAGTTTTTTGAGAAGGGCACGGTCGTCTTCCGAATGGATTCCGTATTTGTCATAAATCATACGGAGTCCGATGCGTTTGTCTTTGGTTCGTATCAACTCAACGACTTCTTGGCATCCGGGCTTTTCGTTCATTATCGGAACCTGTCCAATTCTTCCTTGGTCAGCCCGGACCCGATTTGTGATTCGACCTGTTTGGTCCGGGCGGTTTTGCTCTTCGCCATCTTTTTCAGATGGGCGGCTTTCCTCTTTTTGAGACGCAGTTTTTCAGCCTCGAGATATTTGCCACGCAGCGGTCCGCCGCCGGGCTGATAGGTTTCATCGAGTGTGGATTTGCTTTTTGCCATTGTGGGTTTTCCTTTCTACGCGGATTTGGTTCGCCCGGAGACGGCGTTTCTGGATTCGCCTTCCCCGGCGGTTCGTGCCATATGCTGACGGGAGTTGGATTCATTGCTGCCTTGGTCCTGCCCGGTCGGATAGCGTCCGTCGCCCTGCGAGCCTTGTGTCTTGGCCCCGGTTCCCTCGAGCGGCTGATACGGGTTGGGGGCGGCCTGCTGGGGCATCGCCGAAGTCCACCACTTATCGATATTTTTGATGTCGAGGAATCGGGCGGCCTCTTTGACCAGTTCATCGACATTGAGCATTGACCCTTGGCTGGCGGCAATCTGCACGGTCGGAAGGATGACCTGACCGACCAGTTGGAGAAGCCGCTGGTAACGCATTTCCGGGGACATGCTTGCCATGGAGTACGGCTCAATATCGAACGTATAGTCGAGGAAGTCGCCTTCCCTTTTGTCGGGGGTGAATGAGACATTCAGTTTGAATTCCCCGATTTCCTTGATGACGGGGATTTGGATGAACGGGTCGCTCCATAGGTACCACGCAAGTTTATGGACGATATTCTTGGTAAACTCGTGGACCTGACCAACCATATCCTGCAATTGTTTGGAGGCGTTGGCTTGGAGCATTTGTTCCTGACCGAGTGTATCGGCCTGTGTTTCGCGGCCCCCGATGGTATAGAGGTTTCCGCCTTGGATGGAATACTGCTGTTCGAGGAAGTTCATAAACACAAAATTTGTTTCCGAAACGCCTCCGAATTCGATTTCCTTCATGCCCTCGGTATTTCTCACCCCGGCCAGTCCGCCGTCATCGGTCTTGTTGGTCAGCTCGGCGTCGTCGGCACTGGCTAAGTCATAGAGCAGGACTTTCTTTTCCCGCTGGGCTTGTTCGGACATTTTTCGCACGAGCCGGTTGATGATGGAGTTCAGGCCCAGCATATTGAAAACCGGCGGAATCGGAATCAGCGTGCCGGGGAAGGTTTTGAATCGCAGCACATCGTAGCATCCCTCTTCGGGTCCGTCATAATCGACGGTTCGCATGATTTTGTCGCCCTGTCCTTCGATGGGAATCGTCACCACGATGCGTTCATCCGGAATCCACAGGTCGGTCACGCGGACCATAGGCCGTAAATCTTCGCAGCCGTCAAGCGTAAACTCGCTTTTTTTGCTGACCTCATCGGGGTGGGTTTCGGAGTGGACGACTTCACGGGAACGAACGGAGTCGGTATGCTTGAACAGTCCGCTGGTTTTGAGGAATTCTTCGGGCAGCCAGTAGTGGTTTCCTTCGAGGAGCATTTCTTCGCGGTTCCGGGCACGCGGGTCGCCGACATAGTCTTCAAACGGGATACAGTCGGCATAAGGCTGGCCGACGTCATGGAGGTAGCCGAACACTTCGACTTGGTAGGCCGTCATAATCCCGGTTTTGACCACGCCCATATCGAACAGGCTGTTAAAGACGGCGGGGCGGAGGGTCTGCTGAGAGAGGCGTATTTCGCGGAAGAGGTGTTCGAGGGCCAGTTCGAGGGTTCGGGCGAACGACCGGCTGGCGGGGACGCCCTGTTTGGCGTCCACGAGGATGCGGGGGTTCTTGCTAATCAGGTAGGGAGCAATGATGCTGACGCCCCGGTCGATAAGGTTCATCGGCTGGAACTCGCCGGTCTTTCCGGAGTAGTAGCCGTTTTGGTACTGGAGGAGCATTTTCTGGGAGAGCTTGCGGGGATTCTCGGTAAACGCATTCCAGACCCGCACGGCGGACTGGAGACGGCTGACGAAGGACGGGGTTCGACCGGTTCGTTTTATTTTCAGGGCGTTGGCCTGCCGTACTTTTGAGTCTGTCATTGTGTCAGCCATACATCATTCCCTTCATCGCGTTTTCGCATCTGTTCGGCGGCGTGCCGTCGTTTTGCCAGTGTATTGTACTCGCCGTATTCGGCCAGATTCACGGACGCACGCGGCTGCTGTTTCCGGGCCAGATGGCAAAGGGCGTCGGCGACCACGCAGTCGCCGTGGGCGGCCTTGGCCCCGCCCTCGTCGGATTGACAGGTGGACGGGCCGATGCCGCCGCCGGTCTCAAAGAATACATAATCTTCCGCTTCATGCAAGGCGGATTTATCCGGATTGATGAATTTATGCAGCGGTGAGTTGGTCATAAACGCCGCTTCAAGGGCCGCATCGTATTCGACCATCAGGTTCAGCATGGTTTCCTGCGAGTTATGCCATCCGACGGATTTACGTTTTTTTACGCTGACATTTTTTTCATCCTGTGTCCGCCATATCAGCGGGTATCCCATTTCAATGACCCGTCGTCCGAACACCTGACCGCATCCGTTGTTTTCCCAAATCATAAACGGAACATGCGTCGCTCCGCCGACCCATTGGGCGACGGCGACGATTTGTTCGGCGAAGGCCGTCGGGCTGGTATTGGGGCACCGCCATCGTCCGACCTTCCTATTCGTGTTGCAGTCAAAGATACTGGCGACGGAGTTGGACTGGCCGGAACCCAGCGAGGTATCACATCCGATGATATAGGAGTGCGTCTGGTCGGGCCGCGTGCCGAGCAGGTCGGGCCACCATAAAAACCGCCGTCGTCCCTGATAGGGGTTAAATTTGCAGGAGACGATTCGTTTGTCACGGATAAAGTATGTTATTTCCCCGCTGTTTTTGGGGTCTTGCCCGTAGTCTTCGATTTGCCGCTGGAGGGTCAGCGGGTTAAAGACGGTGTCCCCGGCCCCGATATAGTCGATGTCGATATTGGTTGCTTTATCGCGGAGGCTGCGTCGTTCGCATTGGGTATCGTACCACGGGCTTCGCCGTCCGGTGGGCGAGTAATACTGCTTGTTGGACCGGTCGTTGCCGTCGGCGATAAACCGCAGTTCGAGGATGGCTTGGTCTTCGGGGTACTGGCCGAGTAATTCGCGTTCGAAGGCCGAGTACGTAAACACAGTATTGGAATTGATGGCGTCAAAGACGCCGGGGTATTTTTTCCGGTAGTAGGTGATATCCTGAATGGAGATTTTGTCCAGCCCCGGGGAGTGGTATTCGCCCTGAATTTTCCATGGGTGCCGCCACCAGCCGAGGGTGATGACTTTCAGTTGTCCCGAGAATCGCAGTTTTCCGAATGGGTGTCCCCGAGTCGTCGGGGTGGACCCGAAGATTCTCGACGGGGTGGTATCGGAGAGGGTTTCCTGAATGGTTTCGGCGTCGGCGGCATTGACACGGGCAAACTCGTCGCAGAAGACCGCCTGTCGCCGTCCGCCGGCCCCGACATCGGCGTTGGTGGATTCGCCGTCGATGACGGCGTGGTTATCCTTGTTTTCCAGATGGCGTTCACTGAGGGAGTAATGGGGGGTAATCCACAGCGGCAGTTTGCCGAGCATGTATTCGAGTTTCCAGAAGAGGGTATCGGGGTTTCCTTTTTTCCAGACATACTCTTCTTTTCGGCTGGTGACTAAAAAGGTTGAGTCGTCCATCAGCAGCCATTCGGAGAAGAACGTTCCCAGCACAATCCACGTCGCCCCCATTTCGCGGGATTTATCGATGACCAAATCGCTTCCGTAGCGGCAGGCATAAACGAGTTCTTCAATCGCCTCGTCCTGAACCGGCCACGTAATGAAGGGCAGGTGTTTAAACCGGCTCTGTTCCCGTTTCGGCTGGAAGGTCCACAGCATCGTCTTGAACACAATCTGCGGCTTCTGCCGACACATCGTCCGGAAGGTCATCTGATACTCCGGTTCCTTCGCCAGACGGTCGTGCAGTTTCTTCCTGAACTTGATATTCTCCGCCAGCGTCAGCGGAATCGCACTCAAGAATGTCTCGGCTGAGTCGGGCAATCTTACTGCTTTCGGAAGCGTCTCCATACGTATGTTTTACCGTGGATTCTTTTAGAATTTGCCGTACATGGCTCCAGTTATCCTTATCCCGGTTGGTCAGCCAGAATATCATCAGCGTCGGGTTAGGGGGAGCTTCACAGGTGATAACGGTGGTATGTTTTCGTCCTTTGTAGTCAATTTTTTCGACGATTTTCTGGTATATGTTTCCGCCGACAGCGGCCTTGAACATCGCGGCCACCATCCGCTGAGTCGCTTCATCGCGGCCTTGGACGAGGGCTTCCTGCAAGGTCGGCACCCGGAGCAACTGCTGTTTGAGCGTCCCGAGCCGGACCCCTAAAAGGGAAGCGATTTCCGGCAGGTTGCATCCTTTGGCGGAGAGATTTTTAATCATGGTGTGCATGGTGATATTATCTTCCCAACCCACGGTTTGAGCCGTCGAGCGGTCCACCATGATAGAGGCGGGTTCCCCGGTTTTTTTCGGCAGCGATTTCAATACAGTGTACTTCCCCAGACCGAGACAACCACCGAGGCCGCACAGATAATTTTACTGGCGTCATCGACGGCAATTTGCAGCGGCGGCAGTGAGATAGACGGCACCAGTGCCCCCAGCGAGGCGGTTCCGTCCGTCAGCGAAAAATGCACAGGGCCGGTCCCGTCACACGACAAATAAACAACGCGGCAGGGCAGAGACGTCGAGGTCAACTGCACTCCGGTCATCAGAGAAACCACGGCGGCAAACGCCGTTCCGCCCATCCCGACATGTGCTGAATTCGTGTTGTGGTACAGTGTCATGGCCGACTCCTGAAAAAAGTTTAAAATCCCTGACCGCCCGAAAGGACTGGCGAAGCTGCGGTCAGGGGAGTTGTGGTGAATTATGGGTTATTCTCAGGCCGGATTTCTCCGACAACAGCACGCTGACAGGCCAGTCCGTAGGCCTCAAACGCCTTTCCGACCGCCAGCAGAAAATCATCATTGGACTCCGGCAGCACTTTCGTCAAACCCATCCGAAGCGTTTTGAAATTTCCATCGGCGGCTTTTCCTTCGAGGGTGAATTGACACGGGGACGAAGAGGTGAGAAGTTCTTGGGCAATTCGAGAAAACCGAATACCCGCTAAAAGTGACTCCAGCCGTTCCACACGGTTCATTGTAAGTTCTATTCCCGTCATCGCCATCACTGCACCGCCTTTCTGGAAGACCACTGTACCCGAATCCGTCCGCCAGTGTCAAGCCCCAAATCCCACAAAAAAATCAAAAGAAAGAAAAAGTAACATAAAAAGAAAGAAAGTATATATATATAAATATAACCCTATACTTTCTTTGTCTTACTTTCTTTAACTTTTCCGAGAGCACTGAAAAACAAACAGGTGTAGTCCGTTAGTCGATACCATCACTCCTGTTACAAATACATACAACGTAAACAGATACATGAATCCGTGGGGTCGTTATTTGTGCTAAAATTAGGAATAATATGCAATGAATTTAGGGGGGGTAGTCCGTTACTGGCCCGTTAGAAGACGTCAGAGGTCTGTGACTAAAACCTTGTAAAACAATAACTTACAAAGGTCGTAGGGGTCGTTAGAAAAAATGATGGGGTCGTTATTAGATGTCAATGGTCCACTTCTAAACCATTACACCATAATGATTTGGAATAATATACAGGGTCGTTATTCGATTCAATGTAGAACATACCGATTATAGGAATAAATTGGAAGTTTTATGTAAACTGCGGTTTGATATATAGGGGGGTACCGGAGTCCCAAACTTGTGCCGACCCTACCTACCGACCCCATACCTTTGATAATAAGGAGATATTCAAGATAATATAAAGATAGTCCTATAATGTATCTTATCAATACACCACATATCCTCAATATTGGGCTGAAATCGACGATATTATTCGGACTATATTGTGTTGATAAGGTGTTGATAAAGGGTGTGAAGTGGGCAAAAGGAACAAGCAAAATAGAAGAGGCCAGACCCACAACGCCGGGCCTGACCTCTCTGGAGGAGGAGATACAAAAAAGGCTATGCAGGCGGTTCAATGGCCGGTGGTTCATCATCCTTTGGCATATTGGCTTTAAGCTTAATGCAAAGCTGTGCAAGCTCGTATGCGGTTTGTGTGATAAGCCTTTGCTCAACATCTTGTTTTATTATCTCCGCCGTAAGCTCTGAGAGCTGTTTCTTAAACTGATTTTCTCCGATGCAAAGTCCTATCCAGACACCCGCGAAAAACATCAATACCATTATTGAAAGTAATAATATGCTGTACATGGTCTATCCTGTTGATAAGTTGTTAAATGTTCGGTTTTGGTTACGTGTTACGATTCCTTTGACCGGTAGCACGAATTTCGATTTCGTGATACGCAAAACATCCTCTTTATGCTCTGTTATATCATAAATCAAAATAAATATACAATCAATCCTCTGACAATAGGCAGATAACGCCATTGGCACAAAGCACGGTAATCTCTTGTAGTGGGAAGTCTGTAAACTGTATATCTTGTCGGTATAGCACGACCTCATTGCTTGTGCAGGTGATGATTGCCTTTTTGTCGTGGAAGACTTCTAAGTGCCAGTACTGACCGCATCCGCATTTTTTGATAGATGGGATACCTTGGACGCTGACGATGATATCCATCATCCAGAAGCAATCCAGTTTTTCGCATAGAAACTTGATGCCGTCTGTGAAGTGGATATGACGGTTTAGGGGGTGGCGGTAGTATTTTTCTGTCCCGGTAAAGTGGGCAAGTTCGGTTTCGAAAGTGGTCAATTCTTTTGCGGTTATCATAAGTTTAACTCCATTGTTTTTATAGGTTTATATGTTTGTCCGGGGCTTAGAAGAAGTTTTCAATCATTTCAAGCGTTGGCCTGCTGTATGCCTCTTCCATAGGGCCGCTTAAAATGCTTGTGACCATCGATAAGACGGGTTCTTTTGATTTGTCGTAAGGGCTGAATCCTTCTATCGGATACCCTAAAATCGGGGCGTAATAATAGATAAAAGACCCGTTCTCGTTTCCGTGTAAGCTGATATCCGCAAAGAGTTTATTCAGTTCTTCGATATACCGCTGTTTTGTAAGTTCAAACACGACAAGCTGAGTATTAGGAATAAAGATATCGCCTTTACCCTTTACCTCTGTAAGTGCGTAGGATTCAAATAAAGAACGGTGTTGAAACTTCCGGATAAAAGCCATATAGCAAAGCCGGGGTTTTCTGACATAATTCACGCCGACTTTCCCCACCTCTGTCATAGGTGTATCTTCGAATCGGGGTCTTTCCCCCTTGTTTACTCTGTCGGCCAGTGCGTCCAGTAAACCGAAAAACACCTCTTTTGCAATTTCTTCACTGGTTTTTTTGTTATCTTCCATTTTTTTGTACCTCCAAAGTACACGTTAAATAAGGTGTGAAAAACACAATGTTCTCACTTCCTGTAATAATACAGATTTTCCCGGTTTCGGTCAATATGAAAGATAATATATTTTTCGGCATTTTTTACGATTATTGTTTGACGGGCTGTAATAACATAAGTATATTGTCTTTTGAAATTTCGGGGCGTGTGGCTCTGATAAACATTTTTTATCGAAAGGATAGTATTATGGGAACAAATGACGTAACAGTAAACCAAACCGAATGCCTGAAAACGCAGGCTGTGACTGAGGCCCTGTTATCGATGGAAAAGAAGGTTTCATTCTTTTCTGTCATGGCCGGGTTGCGGTCGAATCGGACAGGGGCTTATTGTGATGGCCTGCCGAAGCTCGAAGGATGGTTCGAGTCAAAACAGCAGGCGGAGTTTGCCTACTGTTCCAAGTTTCCGCAGGTCGTCAATACAGACATGCGTGGCGTGTGGGAATTGAAAACCGTTTGCACCGCAAACTAATCTTTTCCTCTGACGGGTGCCGGTGCGTTACCGGTGCCCGTTTTTTTTGATTTTCTATTATTACAAAGGATAACATTATGGATATTGAAGTTCAGTTATGTATTGCCAAAGGCAGTGGGGACGTTCATTCAGTCCGGGTTGCACAAGGGGCGACTTTGCAATCCGTTCTCCGGGCGGCGGGAAGTCGGGTCGGGTCGATTGACCCGGAAAAGTTCACATTCACTTGTGACGGACAGAAATTGTCTATTTCAAGTGTGGTTCATGCCGGGGATTATATCGTGGCTTCGCCTGCAAAAGCCGAAGGCAATTAACCAAAACAAGTGGGTGGTGGCTTTGAAAAAAGCTCCCACCCTTTTTTTCGGAGTGTCACTTATGAAAGACAAAAAAACAAAACGAGAAATTTGTTCCGGAAAATGGGGGCCGAAACGAGTTCAATACCATGCCGATAAAAAAGTTATCCATTCACTTATCGATAATATGATGTGTGTGTATCGGTCTGTCGATAAAAAGTCTTCTGATAGAAAAGTGATGGCTATCAAGGCACAAGTCAAACAGTTGAAAATTAGCGGTTCTTCTGAAACCTATCTTTCAAATCTAAGGACATTATCACGTCGATTAGAGTCCGAGTTATCGGGCCGAAAAGTACGCGGATTGGATTTTTCAGTCATAGAATACCAGCTCTATCTTTGTGCATTCAATGGCTGTCGGCTGGAAGTGGGGGACGGTCTTCTATTGTCGTTTGAGGTTCCGCCGGTTGAGTTAGTCGAATTGTGTGATTCGTCTGACAGGGGGATTGTCGGGCCGTTTATTGCGATGCTGGAGGTTGAACGCTGTTTGAAAAATGGGTCTTCCGATAGTTATTTACGTCTTTACAGAGGAAACGACCAAACGCCTTGTTCACCCGATGGGTTTATTCACCCGCATTGCTCAACAGGCAGTATTTTCTGTATCGGCGAGTATTTAGGGCCGCTTCGAAAACTGATAGAGCGGGGCCGGGTGTTCGATGCCATGCAGTTATCATTGTCTTTAATACGGGGATACCGAAAACGGAGTGCGTGGGCGGGATTGCAGAAAATTGTAAAACTGCCTGAGCATAACTGTAGTGTTTGCGGGTCAATTATCAAAAGCCGAAATCCTATTCGGTGTCAGAGTTGTAATGAGCGTATTTGTGGAGATTGTTCAATACGATGCGAAAAATGCGGAACAATTACTTGTGACGACTGTAGGCACGAAAAAGGGGTGTGCGAGTTTTGCGGTAAAACGGTCTATTCCTGTGATGGGTATTATGTGAGAATCTCTCAAGGAGATGATTATTCCGGGTTTGCTCATTCAGAATGCGCCTATAAATGTCACGTATGCAAAACTTATTTCAAAGCCGATAAGGAATCGCTCGATAACAATATTTGTCCGGTATGCGGTCGGGCGACGTGTCCGACGTGCCGGGGGCGGGATGGACGTTGCAAAAAGTGTATCAAGTCGGGGCGAAAACTTATTGTCACACGCATTGAAGATAGGCCGGATAATGACGGTAGTCCTATCGATGCCGCTGATATGGGCCTGCCGGTTGGTTCAACAAACACAATCCCGGAGCCTACAGAGGAAAATTTAGTGACGTTCTCCGAAATGATGTCAATGAATGTACCAGAATCATTCAGTACGGGATTCAATCCATATATATCGCCGACTGTGCCGTCTTTGTTGAGTTGGGTTTCAGACCCGTCAAACAGACACCCGGTCGGCATACCGCCTTATGCAATAGGAATCGATACCGGTTCACCGGATAACGAAAACACTTCTCACACGGAGAACGATACAAATGGCTAAGCGAAAAAACAAAGTCACGAAAATCATTCAGGCACAAACAGAAAAAAGAAGTCTTATTCAAAAAGGAGTCCTTATGTCACCGGTAACAGTTCCAACCGTCAAACTAAGTCCTGTTGCGTGGTCCAAATTACAGATTGCCTGTATGCTGTCAAGTAAAGAGTGCGGATTTTACGGCATTACTCCGCGAGATAATTGTTTGCTTATCAATGATTTATACCTGCCAAAACAGAACGTCACCGCCGGGTCGGTCGTGTTCGATGATGACGATGTTGCGGCGTATTATGCAGAATATTGCAAGGCCGGGTTTATCCCGCGTCAGTTATCGCGTGTGTGGATTCACCGACACCCGAATTTGGGCCTTACGCCGAGTCATAAGGACGAAGAAACGTTTAACAACATTATCGGCGAGCAAGATGTTGGAATTATGATGATTTACGACAAACAGGCAACAGCGACATGGATTCAGTTTAACAAGCTCGAAGGAGTCAACACGACACTGAGGATTAAGGCCGATACCGTGGTAGATTATTTCAGTTCATTCACCGGGTTTGATGCGGAGTCCTTTGTTGTGGAGTTTAATAGCAAGGTCAATGAGACGACGTTTCAGCATGGAAACATCCAAACGAATTATTACGGGGGTCTTGGCTTTCAATACCGGAAAAATGAAGGCGTTCATTTAGCCGGTAAGGAGGATGCCGAAAAACCGGAAGTACTTTTTTCCGAAAACATGGCGGCAAAACGATACATAAATTGCGACGAGTGTTTAAAGCTCTTAACATCGGAGGAGATTATCAATAACTCGCTTTGTATCGACTGTCAAAAGCCGATATCCCGGTGCAATATCTGTTATGATACAAAGGAGTTAAAACGGTGCAAAGTCTGTGAACGGCTGTATAATGACGAGTTCGGCGAAAACAAGTCGCTGAAAAAGTTCATACGGACAGACCCGCTCAAAAAAGAGGACGTTCAATCGGCTGATTATGACCTGTATCCCTATACCGGATATGCCGGTGCCGAAGGTGGTGTATAATGGAATTGAAAAACAGGTACGAACGCCAGCGGGATATCGTCACAAAGCAAAGCCTGTCCATCGGCGTAGTGGGTGCCGGGGCGGTCGGTCGGCAAGTCTGTATGCAATTGGCGGCGATGGGTATAGAGCCGATTTACCTTGTCGATTTTGACAGTGTGGACGATATCAATCTGTCAAGTCAGGGCTTTCGGGAATGTGATGTTAAAGAAACAAAAGTCAGTGCCGTCGTAAAGGCCTGCCGCGAAATGAATAAAAAACTAAAAATGCGTGGGATATGCAAGCCGTACTCGAAAGACCTTTTCAAGTGTGAGGTTGTTTTCAATTGCGTGGACAGTATAGAGACCCGCAAACAGATTTATGTTGAGGAGTGTCTAAAGGGGTCGTGTAAGCTTATGCTCGATAGCAGAATGTCTGCGGAGGTGGCACGGGTTATCCGGTGCGATATGACGGACACGCATTCAAAAACAATCTACGAGACTACCTTCTTCGATGCGTCAGAGGCCTATACAGAGCGTTGCACGTCGAAAACAACTATCTACTGTGCCAACATCACTGCCGGGTTGATGATTGCAGAATTGACACGGTGGATGCGTGGATTTTATCTTGCCGATGAATGTGAATTAAATATCTTAGCGTGTTCATTTATGGTTAGTCGTCCACAAAAAAAGGAGATTTGAAAAATGAAAAATCCTAAAACAATGACGAAAGCGGAGTTCAAAAAGTAGAAAGTTTATCCCGATTAAGGTCGGGATAACTTTTTTGTTTTTTTTGGGGGGGGTGAAATTTTTTATTTGAGACCCAAGCACCGGAACAAGCGAAAGTTAGGAACAAGCGAAAAGTTTTTTTGGTTTTTTGTATTGACACAGAATAATACTATTGTTAGTTTTGAAGCGGATAAAGGACATTCATTCAACGAAAGGAAACTGGTATGAAAGCATCAAGGACATGCAGGATTTGCGGAAAAGAGTATAAAGGAGTTATGGGGATTGCGGTCCACATGCGACGAAAACACGGCATCAAAGCATCACAGAAAGTCAACTCAAAAAAACAATTGAAACCGGTTGGAACAAACGAAAAAATCCTTTTAATTCCATGCTCGCTCGGAGGCAATTCTTTTGATATCGAGATTACACTGAGCATTGAATCGTCGCGTATTGTAGTCCATTCGGAATGAACCAACACACCCCGTCAACGGACGCTGCGGGTAAAATAAGCTCCGTATGTTTTTCATAAGTTGGGCGGGTCTTTGTCGATAGCCCGCAGAGGCCCGCCCGCTCCTAACGAAAGGATAGAAAATGAGCAAAATTGACTGGAACAAAGCGGAGAACTGCCTTCCGGGGTTTGTGGCGGCAAAATACATTCCGTTTCACGCATCGGTACTGGCGGAAATGAGCGGGTTGAGTGTCGCTCAAGTTCATTACCGGCTGCGAAAATGCGGTCTGTCACTAAAAGAAATCCGGAACGGAAGACAAGGAATCGGTGCCGAAATCAAACAGCGATACACCGTAACAAACTTAAAAGTAAAGGATTCACAACGTGCCAGATTTTATTGCAAACGCCCACCGGAAGAGACCCATTCAAATCGTCAATCGGAACCGGCGGCAGGTAAAAATTGACCCGCTGCTTGAACACGTACTGCTGGAGGCTTACTGGAATTGGCAGACGGTTTTCTGCCGAAACATTGTTTTTAACGATTTTTGTAATTTACTGATATCAAAAGGATTAACCACGCTGGGCCGCGATATGGCACAGGAAATAGAAAGGAATACCCATGCAAAACGAAAGTGATTACGTCGATGAATCGCTCACCCGTGTACCGGATGAAGAACTGGCGACTACACAAACGCCGCTGCCGCAACTGTACAATCCTGAACAGCAGGTCTTTGCGATGGAACAGGCGGTCAAATACGCCGACCGTCTGATTCGTGCCAGAAATACCCTGATACGCATGTTTACGTACTCGGAAGACTGGACCAGCTTCGGGGACGGCGACCGTGCCAAAGCCTGTCTGTCGGCGGCGGGTGCGATGCGTATCGCCGACAAGGGAAATTTCCCGATACGGTTCTTCAATGTGCAAAGCCGCAAAGAGAATATTAAAGACAAAGACGGTTCCATCGGCGGATACCGGTACGTCTTTGAGGGGTATGCCCAACTGAGAGACCGCGTTGTTCACGCACTCGGCCAGTACAGCACACGGGACGCCCTGCTCGGCAAAAGCGGCGGCGAATACCGAGACCCGCAGGAAATCAACGAAAGCTACATCCGGCAGGCGGCACACACGTATTTCAAAGGAAATGCCATCAAAGACTTGATGGGACTGAAAGGCATTCCGTGGGCGGAGTATGAAAAACTGACGGCCTCCGCCGGACAGGACGCCACCCGTACCACGTCCGTCCGCCATCAGAGCGGAACCAAGGGCGGGATATCAGACGACGACCGCTCTCGTCAAGCTCAACTGGTAAAGCTGTTATTGGATTTGGCAAATCGCAACCTGACCATCGTTGCCGAAGAACAAGACGGAAAAGTCGTTCAGCGGATTGAATCGGTCGGTGAAAAACTGGCCGACTATTCCAGTCAGCAGAAAGACCCGTACCTGACTGTCGCTCAATCGTCGCTGCGGTCGATGACCACCTTCAAAGGCAAGGACGGCATTGTTACCGGAGTAACAGATTTTGCTCGCGTCAAAGGAAGGCAGCTTGAAATGACGTTGAAAATCGCCACCGAAATGATTGCGAAACTTCCGCCCGATGAAAGTTGTGTGGATAACTTATAGAGGCTGTGTTTGGCTCTCGGAGATACCTGCTTAACTGCTTGGCCGAGAGCATTTTTATGAAAGGACTATTTATGTTTGACGTCATCCATCAAGACAAAGGATTCTCTCGCATCCAAGAACAGATGTATCGAGAGACTATTGACCGCAAAAACGAGGAACTGAGAAATTCTGTAAGTGTAGAGGGGATGAAAAATGCCCTCTCTATCGCACGGGAGTTCAAAAAGAATCTGGTGTTCGATATCTATACCGCCGACAATTCGCTCGCCGAATTCGCGGTATGGAGAGAGCCACAGAATCCCTTTGAATACATGACGTCTTTTCGACTGAACGGTAAACGTTATTCCTTTGCGATACCGCAACTCAAACTGGAGTATTCCGTCAAACAGGCGGTCAGGGAATTCTCCACGGCTGTCGCAGAGGCGGTCAGCACAGAGATATTGACTATGATTTGCGAAACCAAGGTAAATATGGAGGCAAGGCATGACACCGATTGAAGTGACCAACAAGATGCTCCAGACGGGCGTATTGAGCTTTCTGGAGGGCGAGCGGAGAACCTACCCGCAATATACTCACCGGGCCTCGTCAATCGGCCATCCGTGCGAGCGGTTCCTGTATCTGTCCATCCATGATTGGGATAAAGCCGCTCCCATCTCTGCCTCTTTGCAGGGGATTATGAAGACCGGGCAGACCTTGGAGGATATCCTGATATCTATTTTCAATCAGCATATCGGTCCGAAATGTCAGCCGAGAATGCGGATTATCTCAACACAGGAACAAATCCGTGACAAGCTCCTCGAGTCCTATCGCATCAGCGGGACGTGCGACGGCGTGTTGCAGGTCTATGACGATGTTTCGCACCAGTGGGAAAACGCCGGACTGGTTGACCTGAAAACATGCTCCTCCAACTTGTTCGGCTCTTATACGGACTTGGAAAGCCTTCGGCGGCATACATGGTCGAGCCTGTACGCCTCTCAGGTGATGGTGTATTCGTTCGCCAAAAATCTGCCGGTCGGTTATTTAATGTTTGTCGGGAAAGGAAACCTTTACCACGACTGGAAAATTATCCGTGTCCCGGTTGATTTCGCTCACGTCGAGACGCTGCTTCAAAAGTGTGCGTCTGTCAATGCTTCGCTGGATAACTCAAGATTGCCGCTTCCGGCTAAAATCAATCAGCCGATGTGGTGCTCCGGGTGCCGCTTTGAGTCCGTCTGTATGCCGGAAGTCGAATACAGCGGTGAAGGGCCGAAAATCAATGACAATGAAGCCATTGAGTTTATTGTAAAACGGCTTCGGGAATTGAAACCTCTGACGCGTGAATATGATGACCTCCAGAAACAACTCAAGGGGTCTCTGATTCCGGGTCAGGACTTGATTCTGAAAGATGCTATGGTCAGATGGAAACAGGTAACAGGCAACCGGCAGCCGTGTGCCGGAGGACCGTTTACTTATTGGAAGATGTCAATGGTCTCAACGATTGACAGTGATGATAATGACGAGTGATAACGGAGTGTCGTACCATGAAATTGCCGCAAACTGTACATATAGGAATTGCTATTGCAGATATTATTGAAAGGGCTGATGCTGAATACGTACCGACACGAGCGTTCACCCTGTACATCAGGTGTCAAAAAGGAACACTGAAAGCGGTTTTATTCCGGATGAAAAAGGCTGGATTACTGGAAGGAAAAATGGGTCCGTCCGGCGGTTACAAGCTGGCACGGTCGTTTACGCTCTTTCAATTGATGGAAGCCGTCAGCCTGAAAACAAATCCGCGTGATGATATTATCGCCGTCAGTCAGAGAGTCCAGTCGGCGATAGCGAAAATTGACGAGATTCTTGAACGGTGCATCATCCATGCAGTGTAAAAGCGACCCAATCAACGGAGTGAACCATGCTCGTGCTACAGATGAAACCACGCAACAAGGCGGAAGTAGAAGATGAAGCCGTTTTCCGCATAGGACCGGATATTACGGTAAAAATTTTAAAAGTTAATAAGGCCGGAGACAAAGTATTTGTGGGCATTTATGCCCCCCCTGATGTCGCCATCTTTCGGGAAACTCTTTATAAAAAGGTTCTGGAACAGCGATTAAAGAGTGAAAAATGAGCGAGGGGTTTTTGAAATTAAGGCGAAGTGCAGAAGCATTTGAGGTACTTATCAATTACCCTCAAGCGTTTCAGCTTTTGTCTGTTATCGCATGGCGTGCCAAACGTACCAACGATTTCAGTGCCCATGGTCTAAACATCGGCGAAGCCCTGATAGGCGATTTCAAAAATTATAGTATGACCGAGCAGCAGTACCGTACTTCAAAAAAGAGGTTGTCTGACTGGAACTTCGTATCGTTCAGAGCAACGCCCCTTGGTACTATCGCAAAAATATTGGATACAAGCATTTACGACATCAACGCTGAAATGGATAACGTCGAAACAACGGACGAGCAACGGGCAAGCAACGGGCCAGTAACGACTATCAAGAATGAAAGAAATTCAAAGAAAAAAGAAGTACTTACGTATGATGACAATTTTGAGGCTTTATGGGAGGCCTACCCGAACCGTAAAAACCAGAGTAAATTTAAGGCCTATAAAGCATACCAGAATGTAGATGTACCACTTGAAACAATGATGAACGCTGTTTTGAAAATGAAGAAAACATCACAGTGGAAAAAGGAAGGCGGCCAATACGTCCCTCACTTGGCAACATGGATAAGAGGTCGGTATTGGGAGTCAGTGGAGGAAGATTTGTTCAGTAAACAGGAAAATGACGACAGGAAAAAGACGCAATTGCTCTACGAAGCGTACAAGGCCGATATGACGGCGTTCGTCAAAGATGCCCCGGAGGACGTGTTGAGGATTAAATCGCGTGGAGACTGGAAGCTGGTTCGTCTGATAAAGGAAATCAGACCAGAGGTGTTCGGCAGTGATGACAAATGAAGAATTGATGGATATTCGGAGCAGGCTGAATCTGGAGAGAAAGGCCGGCGGTGCTGATAAGCGGTGGGATTTAAATATCTGCGAAGGCATGGTCAGGGAAGAAATCGCCTACCGAATTATGAACGGGTGCCTTTCCGTTGAGGTAAAGAGCGATTACTTGGTTGATAACAGCGGGAATATAGCCATCGAATACAGTTGCAATGGGAAGCCATCCGGAATTGCGGCGACGAAAGCGGAATACTGGTGGATATTCCTATCCGGAAAATACTACTACGACGAGGTCTCTATTGTGATAAAAACAGACCGTCTGAAAACCATCGCCCGATATTGGTATAATATGGGGTCAGTGGTAAACGGCGGAGACAATAACAAAGCCAAAATGGTATTGATACCGAAACAAGAACTATTAGATTTGGGACGATAATGGAAAATCGAATTAAAAAACTGCCCGTGCCGGTGCTGGATTTGAACACTATTCTGATGGCAAAAGAGAGATTGAGAGCAGAGAGAAAAAAGGCCTATCTGGATGGCGTTTACGACGGCCTCTGTCACATCCTGAAAAAATTAACACATGACAAAATCTTGGATAACTATTCAGCGGAAGGTCATGTTTTTAACAATGACCCGTGCATCGCGGAGGTTCTTAAAGTACTGAATAAAGAAAGCACGGAAAACCAAGAGGAACTCACATGAAAACGTGGCGGGATAGATTCAGGCCGATAATCGCACGCATTATCAGTGAGGTCGGAAAATCCGATATGAACTATCTTAGGAAAGAATTGTGCAGACAATGCCCATTGCATCCTAAGATGTTTTGGCCGTACAAAGTCTGGTGCGATGAAATCAATTTACAGTTGGGCAGGAAAAAACGCTGCCAAAAATATAAAAATGCAGAACAAAACACAAGGAGTTTGTTTGATGTCTGACAGAGACGAAAGGGACGACGGAATTCACCGCTGCCCGATATGCAGACAGGAACCTGCTGACAACGTCTTCCGTGAATGTGTGCTGTGCAAGGAAGCGGTCTGTGCGAACTGTATCGTCAGCAGTAAACAGATTGTGGTCTGTAAAACGTGCGTCGATAGTGAATATTATGCAGATTATCTTGAAGCGTATTGTAGCGAACTGGAATGGAAACTTTTTCAGAAAAGGGTAAAACAATGAAAGATTTACACTTCATTCTATTGACCGCTGTGCTGGTGTTTCTGGCTATCATGCTGATGTCCTGCGACCCGTATGAAGGGCCAGTCTCCCGTATCGCATCGTCGATACGTGTTTATCACCAAGGAGATTTCAGGCCCGATAAAGTTGAGGGAGAAAGGCCGGGCAGTACCACCATCGGGTATTACGCTCAATATTACGCCGATACCGGCGAGCCGATAAATGTCGGCGGGAACACTATGATATTCAACGTCAGAGACGCAGGATTCTGGAATGACGGCGGTTGGTATATACCGATGAACAACTATTCAGACATCAATCTGAGTGTCAGTAATTTAAAACCGGCGTGTCAGAAAGACGGTGTTGCTCAGTTTTCAATCGCATGTTCCTTCAAGGATTACTACGCTGTCTATGGGGGAACACGGCTTAAATTCGGCATGTCTGGAAGTGAGTGCGGAAGCGAGCCTGCTTACGCATTTTTCAAAAGTCAGTGGGATAACAGAACCGCCGACCCGAAAGACCATGTCCCGGCGATGGAATACACCTATCCGAACCCCGGCTCTGCGGAGGGGCTGTACGTCGGCAACTTCTGGAGGTCCGGTTCAGGCGGGTGCCTTGGAAATTACGGCTCTCCGGGAATAGAAGCTGGAAACCTGCAAAACCCCGAAGCTCTGTGTTCGGCGGAAATGACGCCGGAGGCGTTCCGGTTTGCTTCTTCTGAAACTGATTATTTGTACAGCGACCCGACACCATTAAAACGGGGCATGATATGTGATTCCGTATCATGGTACATGGATAACGGGTCCACGGTGTCACCGGTGTTCTTTGTGTACCCCATAAATCAATGCGAGCCGAATATCATTGCCGAAAACGCAACACCTTATTTCGTGTCCTTCTGTGTGGAAACCGCCGAGGCAATAGACCTTGAAGGATTCACGGTTCCGGCGAAGATTAAAAGTCAGTCAGAGCCGAACGGAATTGATATCCCTGTCGTCGTGGTTGCATCGTCGCAAAACGGTCTCAAACATATCGCACGGAGCGAGTATTTCGTGTGCGTTCAGAGTCAGTATGTAAAATCAGACCCGAACGGATTTACCGCACTCGGGAAGAAAGCCCATATCGTCCCGATTTCAAAAGACGAAAACCTCTCAATACAAGTGACGATGGATACTGCCGTTTTTTTCCAGCTTGCCGACTGTTGGCTGTCCGACAACAGGACGGCAGATATTTCTATGGACGGTGTTGTTAATTACATTGATTATACTTTACTCTTTGATACTGACGACCCAAACTCAATTATCAACGACCCGAATTTAATGATTGGACTATAACATGTATCTGACACTCGCATTGCGTATCGCATTATTTTTAATAGCAGGGTCGTTGTCGTCGGCGATGAACGTACCGCCAGAGGCGACGGCTTACCGTATGGATTGGTTTACAGATAAAGTGGCATTCTACCGGTATAACCCGAAAGCCGTTAAACAGTATCCGGGCGGAAAATGGGTCAACTTGCAATCCTACAGCGAAATACATACCTACCAGAGTATGTTCCAAAACGTTTTCCTAAAAGGATGGTGCAAGGAATTTAATCTGGTGGAATTCAATCTGATGTCTTTAAAATGGCATCCGGACCCGAATTCCCCAATGTCTCAGAAACCCGACCCGAATGATATTCCGGTCGTCACCGACCCGAACGATGCGGACGGCCAGAAGATGCTGGAGTCCTTCATGTGGGCATTGAGGAACAACATACCGCTTGACTCAGACGTGTGGGTAACACCCTCCGGCGATAAGTTCCATAAAAAAGAATGCCGGTATGCAAAGACCGCGTCGGCGATGACGCTCAAAGACGCCATATTAGCCTATAAGCAGCACTGCTCTGTCTGCTGGAAAGAAGAAGAATGAAGATAACATTTTTTGTGCCGGGCAATCCGGTGGCCCTGAAACGCCACCGGACTGTCACAAGGGACAGGTACGGGAAACCACTTCCTCACGCACGCGAGTATGACCCGTCTGTAACAGATAAAAAGGATTTTCTTGCAAAAGCAATGCAGTGGAGGCCGTCCGCTCCGTTCGATTCGCCGGTGCGTCTGGATATCGTTGTCCACATGCCGCGTCCGAAGTCGCATTATAAAACAAATGGGATGCTGAAACTGACATCGCCGTCTCTGCACACTTCGACACCCGACTACGATAACTTTTTAAAGTTCATCGGCGACGCCCTGAACGGGGTATTCTGGAAAGACGACCGGTATATCGCGTGCGGGTCATGGGTCAAAAAGTACAGCGATACTCCGGGTATAGAAATCACTGTGACGGGAGAATAAGAAAGGCCCGTCGGCACGGTGCCGACGAGCCTGTTGAGAGGGGATTTTATACCTTTGGAGGCAGTTCACGCAACGCCCGGATGAAACTTTCTACAGTTCCACCGGCGGCGATGAAATCTTCCAGTAATGGTTTTAGCTTTTCCCAGCTATCGGGCGAGGCCTTTTTCAATTCCTCGATGGCGAGTACCATCGCTTTCCCGGCGGACTCTGCAAGTGCTTCGCTTGTTTTGGCGGCTTCTACTTCCGGCTTTAGCTTCTTCCACGTTCCCGCAACACCTGCAATAAGGCCTCCGAGAGCCGTGGCACCCGGCCAGAACAGGCCGAGACTGGTCACAAGGTTCCCGACCGGCTCAGCAATTGCCACAACACCGTCAATCTTCTGAATGCCCTCCGGGGACAATTGAGTACCACCCTCCGGAGTTTTTTCAACCAGTCCGCACCCTGTCAAGCTTATCATCGCCGACAGTACCAAAACTGACATCCATTTCTTGAAACTTTGCATACCTGTTCCTTTCTACTTAATGGTTTGTTTACTGCTCAGCACGTCGAGAACCCTATCGACCTTGTCTTCAAGCCGCTGCTGGCGTTCATCGATTTTATTCAACTGCTCTTCGTGCTTCTTCATAAAAACGTCGAACGTTTCCTTGTTGAGTTTTGTTTGAAGTCCTGTCGAAATCGTCTTTTGCTGCTCGTTGATTCTGCCCCATCCGGCGGAGACAGACATTATCGTTCCCAGCAGTGCGATAGCACACGAGATAATGGCGATGTTGATGGGCTTTATAACGGCATTGTTGTATTCACATTTTTCGACCATAGTTGTACCCCTTATTCATTTCGTAGTCTCATTTTTGTCAGCGTCGTCAGGTGCAGGAAGGGTAATCCTAATCCGTAGTTTGCAGCTTCCCATTGTTTATCAAGCATCGTCGCCAGTTGCTTTCGTACCTCAGCGTCCGTATAGTTTTCAGGTCCGACCGTCATCAGCACCATCTTGCCGGACTCGTATGCCGCTTGCCGTGCCGCAGACAGAACGCGGTAAGGCGGCAATTCATAAGCACCCAATTGGCGGATAGGCTTATCCCGCATTTTGCGGGACAGTGCGGTGATGACTTCTCCGCCGATATCTCCGAAGTAATACATTCCGGGAATGTCCGCTACGACCGAAGTGGCCCACTCTTCGAACGGGTCTTCTTCGGGTTTCCCATATACATACATGGTGTATAAGAGTCCCCACAGTTTTACGAGACCTAAATTTGCGATAACACTTCCATATTCCAGTGCCGCTTTACCGGCGGCCTTCAAACCCTCTTTTGTCCGGGCCGCCTCTCGGAGCGAAGACAGCCCTTGTCGTTGCTGGATTTGATATAAAGCGTTTGTATATTCAGAGTTGGCAACGCCCAACATCTGTGCCAGTTTCTCACGCTGCGAGTGGAACAGGGTAACGCTGCGGACAAACGGATTCCGCTTCGAACCGATGACGGAACGGTCAACAACGTCCCATGTCGGCTGCGTTTTTCGTATCGATTCTTCTGCAAGATACATCGCAGATTCCATAAATGTTCGGTCGTTATATAAATCCTCCGGTTTTCGACCTTTATATTTTGGATTTTCCATCGTTTTTGCTTCGGCCATCCGCCATACATCCATAATCGCCATCTTGTCAAAGTACATCACCAAGAAGGACGGGTGGTTTATCAGTTGGTCTTTCCCGGTGTAGAACCGGGCCGTTCCGCCGGACATTGCGGCGTCGCCGAGTTCTCGGTTGACGTGTCCTTCAAAGCGTTCCCGGAGGAATGACGACCATTTTTTTATTCGCTCTTCGAGCTTTTTATCCGGCTTTACTCTAATAGCCTTAATGCCTCGTACACCAAAATCGGGAAGGGCCAAAAATACGGAAGCATACTGCTGGCCGGCAACACGCAAATTGAACGCGAAGATGGCTCGGGTGACGGATGTAATCCATTTCCCGTACCAGCTTGTAACCCAATCGGCTTCGGCCTTCCTGTCCTGTATCGCGTTGACCTGCGTAACCATGTCATTCCAGTAGTCTTCATAACCTTTTTCCCGAACGATATTTCTGATTGTCGGGTCGTTCAATATGGTGCGAAGACGCCTTACATGGAAAGCCAAACCGACATATTCCGCTCCCGTCTGAACCGTATCGACAAATTCATTCAGGGCGTCAACGACAACGATAGGTGCTGTGCCGCCAGTACGCTGTTTCCAGTGACTTCGGCTTTCAATGGTTTCAAACGTGTACTGCTGTTCCCGTCCCTGTGCATCCCTTTCTTTATACCGGCGGATATGCCAATACGAATCCACGTTCGCTTTTTGGTACCCGTCTATTTCAAGTGATGTTTCATTGATGGCCTCGTTCATCAAGTTGACTCCGAGTCCGAGGATAGTTGCCATCTTCTGTGCCTTTTCGGGAAGCGAGTCCCGGATAAGCTGGAGGTCGTTTGGAGTCAGAGAGAACTTCTGATTCGGCATATCCCTGAATATCACTCCGGATTTCAGGAGAGCTTTATATTGAAATTCGTTCCCTCTGGCCTGCATGACAATGTTCAATGCTTCGCCAACCGTCATCCGAATTGTCTTCCCGGAGGCGAGCGTTATACTCAATTCTTCGAGTCCCGGTTTTTCAACATAGTCTTTGATGACCTCCGGTGCGACTCTTGATATAAAGTCTTCGGCAGGCTTCGGAAGCGTCATACCTCTGACCTGAACGGGCCTCGACCAAGTCTTTAAATCATAGTCCGTTATACCAGCCTTCTTCATTTCGTCTCTAACGAAATCCTGTATCATAAAGACGGTACCCTTTTGAGTGTCGCGTGAGTGTCCGAGTGTCGGCCCGAACATCTGATACAGGGTTCCTTTCTGTGCACCGCTGACCACATAAGACATCGTCGCAAGGTTATAATTGAACCGCCCGAAAACGCCTGTCCATAACCGTTTGAATCGGTAAGGACTCTGTGCCGTCTGGACGTTACGTTTGTCCGCTTCAATCGGACGCTTCCAGCCGTTGACAACTTCGGCAATAATGTTGACTTTATTGACAATCATATCCGTGCGATTCATTGCATTGAAAGACTCCGGGTCTTCATTGTGCTGCCATTCCCATTGGGCGACCAGAGTTTCCAATGAATCCGTCAGTTCACGGAGAGTATCCGCGTCGAATTTACTGACGCTCTGCTTGGCAAGTTCGCCCTCCAAGTGCTGTAAAGTTGGGATAATTTCGTTCACCAGATAAAAATTATCCTCCGTGGTTTGCCCGGCGGTTAGCTGAGCTTCTGCATTTGTCTTTTCCGTCTGGACATACTCAATAAGCTCTTTCAAAGACAGCACTTCTTCTTCGGTTCGCTGGCCTCTAAAACTGATAGCCTCGAATAATTTCTCAAAGACCTTGGAAAATTCAGGGGCCATCTTGAACTGTGCACCCTCTTTGTAAATACCGCTTCGGCGATAGCCGTACTTCTTCTTGAAACGCCGCACAAACTTTTTAAGTCGGGCCATCTGTTCGCGTTTTATCACATCTTCTATTTCACGGCTGAGCCGCTCGACCGCCTTTTGAACGGTACGCTCACTGCGTGCATTGTTGATGGACACCAGCATTCTGCCGCGATAAGCCGGGGGTATTTCATCTTTGACCCACTGGATTAGGGAACGTCTGATTTCGTGGTATTTTTTATACTTATCCTTCAATTCATTCAGCTTGACTCCCATATCACGCCATCCGGCATGGTACGCGGACTTAGCCGCTTTCTGTTCGGCTTTCAGGCGAAACTTGAGTAGCTGCTTTTCTGTCATTTCCCGTATCTGGGTAGCCTGCTGGCGTACCCCAGTCGTTGCGTGAATCGCCTGCTTTATCGTCATACTCCGAACGATAGAGGGGCGTCCAGTGACTTGTGCGAGTGCCATTTTCAGGGCAGTGTCCAGAGCACCGCGTGCTTCCGATATCCCGGTCAACTGTGCAATTCCGTACCCTTCTATTGCCTTTGAGCTTTTGGCGTGAACCGTAATATCATTACGTTCCGCAGGGCTAACACTGCGTTGAGCAAATTCTTTCATCGCCTCAATCTGTTTCGGTGTCAGCTTTTCCGGATTGAGTTCGAACTGGATGACGGTTTGCCGATTGGGAGTATGGTATCGGCTGATACGGATAACGCCGGCGGACACCAATTGCCGTATCGTCGCCCCGGCTGCACGGGCATGGTCGCTGTGTTCCCAAGAATAGTTTTGCCCGATTTTGATTCGTTCGACGGGTAGCACTGAACCGTCCGATAATATCCATCCTTTTCGCTGGATTTCCTTGTTTTCGGCGTACTGCAATCCCTCTTTGAGATTCGTGACAGTCTTTGACGTATCCAGCAACCGCTGGTGCGAATAAGGAAGCCGGGCAAGAGAAGGTCTCGGGTGGTGCTCTTTGACCTGCTGTTGAAGCGACGTTATAGCTGTCTTTAAATACTGCTGAGTGGTATCCAGACTTGCGTGTCCAAGCATTATCCGCAAGGCTTCAAGATTGACGCCGCGTTTGAGCATTTCAGTCGCCATCGAATGACGAAAGACGTGCGGAGAAAGTTTCACCCCGGCACGTTCGGAATACTTTTTGACGATTTTGAAAATCGCGTCACCTGACAATGGCTCGCCCCGGGTACCCAGAAACACATACGGGGACTTCTCTGAGCCTCTTATGTTTGGACGTTCCTTCTCTATATATTCCGCTATTGCTTTTGCTGTTTCTTCGCTGAATGGAACGATGCGTTCCTTCTCTCCCTTGCCGGTTACAGTTGCTTTTTTAGCGGTTTCACTGACTCGTTCAAGTGCCAATCCACTGACCTCGGCCCGGCGTGCCCCGGTGTCCAGCATGAAATGCAGTAAGGCTATATCTCGCAATGCGTTGCGGTCTTTCTCCTTATCCACTTTTGAAATGATTGCTTTCATGGTAGGAAAAGGCTTTGCTTTCGGAAGTGTCTGTGCTTCCTTTAGATACATATCAGAGTCAATCGGATTCTCACCGATTAGTTTCTCCTCAGACATCAACTTAAAAACCTCGTTCAAGATTCTGAGCCGCTGGTTTATCGTAGAGGCCTTATTGCCCTTGTTGGTCAGACCGCGTATATAGCGACGCATCAAGTCTTTAGTTATATCATTTGCATCGGTGATTTTCAGAGAGCTTATGAATCCGATAAAAGACTTCATTACATCTGCGTAAGCCTTTACGGTATTCTCTGATACGCCGCGAATAGCCTGATTTTGAAGCCAATTCTTTACCATGACAGGAATCGGCAGCGGTTCTTTGCGGACGACTTCATGTTGAAGCTGTTCCATTTTAGCCAACTCAACGCCCTTCTGTGCCTTCGTTGTCGGCGGTGCTTCAATCATTTTTTTCTGCCGTTCAGCCAACTCTTCTGCGGCTTTCAGCTTTTTGGCAAAGAAATCTTCCTGCTGAATCTGGCCTTCCGGCTTTATAACAGGAACCGGCTGAGCCTCTCCAATCTTTTTTACAGGCGTAAATACTTTAATTTCTTCGCCTTCCGAAGTTGCCACCACAATCGCATTTTTGAATTTCCGGGTAACTGTTCCAGTTGCGGTTTTACTTCTGCCCTGAAACACTCCAGAATCACCGATGGCAACCTCTTTCTCTGGTGTTTCACGTGAAACGGCAATTTCGGTCTTTTTTGTTTCTATCTCTTTTTTGGCCTCTGGCTTCGCTTCTGACGGGCGTTCAGGTGCCGGCCCCAAAGCTATAGGGGTTTTGGAAGGTCCGGCCTCCTGCGGCTGCTTGCGGGCCTTGCGTAGCTTTCCCGGAGGAAGTGCGAGAGTTTTCTTGGAAGGCTGCTCGGTTCCGCGAGGCGGACCGACAAACGGCTTCTCCTGACCGACCGGCATATCCCTTATTTGGTTAGCGTATAACGACTCTTCGGCAGAAAGAACCGGTGCCTTGAGTCCATACATATGCAGTGCGATTGCGATACGGTCCGATAATTCCGCCATATCTGTGATGAAAGGGTCCATCCACTGTATTTTTTCATCCGCCTGACGAGTCTTCGTCCTTTTTCGGCGGATGGCACTTCGAAGCGTTCGCAGTAATTTACGCTGGAATCGCGTCACCGCGTTCGGTGCGTCACCGGCAACCTTCTCCAGAAAGTTCTGGTCTTGGGCAAGTCTTCCGATTGCCTCGGCTACAATTTCAGACCGTAAACCCTTGTCGTCTATAACCGAACCGACCTCTTGGTATTTAGACCGAATATCCGCTTCGACCGCCTCTCTGTCATTCAAGGCTGTCAATACAGTGTCTTCAAGCTCGGCATACGCCTGCGGGTCTTCAACTTCTATCTGGTGGGTCAGTTCGTGAAGTGCGACAGACTTCATCGGGTCAGGCATGGCGGCGTTCAGCAGGATTGTACTGGTGTCTTCCGGAGACGCCCAACCGTTATATGGAGTTGCCTTATCTGTTAATGGAACATACCACGTCACACGCTTCCCGAAAACACCCTCAATATAGCTCGCTATATTACGATGATTACGAGATAGAACTTCTGGTATATTGTAATCATTCGTATCAAACCCGATTTGTTTGGCGACTTGGTGCATGGTCCTTCGGTCGATATCTACGGATTCAGCGGTTCGACGACGCTGTCCTCCCTTGACATCAATGCCGACCGCCGGTAGTCCGAGAGGAGCGGACATCCCAAAGGCAATCATCGCTTCGATACCTCGACGATTGACCCACCCAATGAATCCATCTTGCTGTTCTTTTCCATAAACAGCCTTGGCGACCCATTCCTGAGTCTGACCCTGTGCCATTTCTTCGCCGGCCTCGGCAACGGCCAGTTCGAGCCATTGACGGGTCATCGACTTTTCGCCCCGGCGAGCTATTTTTCTGGCGACCTGTGCTGTTACTGCCTTCCGTGCTTCTTTCGCGGAAGCGTGCTTACCGAGTGTTTTGAGGAATCGAAGTCCTTGTTTGACCTGAACATACTCCAGTGCAGCGGCAGCCAATCCGTAAATTTCAAACGCCTTGGAAGCCTGCTCTTCGGTAGCCCCGTCTGCAATCGCCTCGTCGTAAGCCTCAGACCCTTCCGCCGCAAACATCAAAGCGAATGCCAAGTGGGGATGACCGGTTGCCGTCATTATTCCTGCTTCGACCAGAACGGGAACTGATTCAACGACAGCACCGACCAACTTACGCGGGTTTTTGATGAGGTCTGCAATTCCCTCTATTTCCTCGTTTGCCAAATCCGGACGTGTCTCGTAAAGGCTTGCAAGGTTGGCACGGATATCTTCCAACGGCTGATTGAATACCTTGGCCCACATGGAATCAGGAACGTCCACCGCCAGAGAGGTCTCGTCCAGATATTTATCATAAGCCTCTTTTTTTTGAGCGGCTTGTCGTGCGACAAACTCCTCTTTGTGTTTGTCAATTTTTGGACGTTCATCTTTCCATGTACTCTGGCCGGACGACATTCTCTTAACAGCATTGTCGATAAGGGATTGATGTTCTATACTGTGCTTCTTGTATTCCTCGGCGGCCTTCGGAGAATACATTTCCTCAAAATTATTTTCTCTGGAAAACGAGGCCAGTTTACGACCCACCTGTTTCCATGTTGCCGTCGGAACAGTCAGTGAGCTTCCCAACGCATTGACCGCAGAACCCTCCATCGTCTCCCAGAATGTTTTTGGACGGAGACCGGTTTCGATTTCAGCGGCACGGATATGGGAACGGATTTTAACCTCGTCCATATACGTCAGTGGTTTTACATCTTTTGTTTCCTGAATGCCGGCCTGAATCAAGGCATCTAACTCTGTCGTCTGGTCGAGTAATTCCATTATGGAGACCCCCAAGCACCCATCCCTGCGGTCACGTCTGTCGTTGGAGCAAGCGTCCCTCCGCCCATGACGGGGAATGAGTTTCCAGACGCCGCCGGATTTCCTTTTCGCCATTTTTCAAAGACAACGGATTCACCGTACAGTTGAACCGCCTTTTGTAAAGAAGGACTTGCTTCGACAAGACGTTCAAATTCAGCCCTCTGTGTATTGATATGCGACTGACTCGTTGCCATTCCCTCGAGTGCTTCGCGTGCGGCATCAACCTGACGCTGCAACGTCTTATAGAGTTCGTATTGCGGAGAGCCGGGCTTCACTTTTGCTTTTGTCTTGGCATCCAGAACCTTTTTACCATCCAGCAGGAATGACGCGGCAAGACGCTTCTGTGCGTCCGCCAATCGCTCCGTCTTGACATCCATTTGCTTTTGGAATTCCTCTTCAGGCTGTGCAAATTCCATCTTGCCGAGTCCGTATGCCTGACCCAACCGCTGAGCTTCGGCTTCTGTGATTTGTCCGGAATTGAACATTTGTGAAATTTCATTGAGCTTTCCGAGTTTTAAATCGCTTTCCATTGCCTTACGAACGAGAGGGTCGAGTTTCTGAGCAAACGATGACGGAGATATTCCGCTGCCGACATTGCCGTATTTAGATGTTGCCTGAATCACTAACTCGTCTTTCTCTTGGTCGCTCAAATCATCCGCCGACTGAATCGCATTCAAGGCAAGATTCAGCTTCTCCCTGTTCCGCTGATAATCCATCAGTTCCATCTGAATATCAACTTCACGCTTCATCGTCAGGTATTTGGCCTGATACATGAATTCCTCGGCACGGGCAACCTGCTGTGCCTTCATTTCGAATTCCATGTTTTTACGTTGAAGGTCGCTTTGAAGCTGCGTCATTTCCCTCTGGAAATCCATTTCCTGCTGACGCTTGGCCTGTTGATTTATTCCGGCTTGTCGGGCCATGCCCTCAACAGCTGCATAGGGTGTATAATCAACTACAATTGCCATAATGACTCCTGTTATTTTGTAGAAATCTGTCTGGAACCGATGGTGTCAATCTGATAGTGAACACCAAGTGTAGCAACCAAGGCATCACCGGCGTATTCGTCCGGACCTACACCTAATGTCGCGGCGACACGTTCAATGGTAAACAAGAATTGGTCTCCGACCTGAAAATTCGTTCCCGTAATTGCAGCGAAATCTGACCGCTTGAAATCATACCGGACATCTATGGCTGTTTCTGCGTATATATCGGCCTTTGCATCAAGCGTTTCGTTTTCTCTTGATACCGTATAGGAAAGCTTCCAGCGGACATAGTCCGTTGCCGCCGTCAATGCCGCAATACCCTGCCAGTGAACATGAAAATATAAATCCGTAGCTTCTTTATAGTCATGCTGGATTTCAAAACTACCGGACACTTTTTCACCGACCGCAAATCCCCACGTATAAATACCGGTTCCGGCACCGAGTTCATCGGTGAATTCCGCCTCGTCCGGCTGGGTGGCAACCGGGAGGGCAAGAGCCGCTGAACCTAAGTTTATATCCTTGTAAACCGGCTGAGAAAGTACGAGGGTCTTCTGAGAGGCCGTTGTCAGCGTCAAATCGTTGGTTGACTTTTCGATGTTTCCGGATTCGCCGATAAGAATACCGCCGGTCAGCGTGGATAGTCCGCCGACAGACAGGACGGTAGAGACTACCGCTTCTGTGGCGACGATAGAGGTTGCCAGCAGCGTCGATACTGTCATCGCGGTTGTCGTCACAGAAACGGCGGATAACGTGGATACGGAGAGTTGTGTTATCGTAGCCGAAACTGCCGACACCGTAGATACCGACAAGGTGGTTGCCGAAATAGAGGTTGCCGACAACGTCGTCACGGATAATCCTGTAAATGTCGGCGTAGCATCATATCCAAATCTCAGACTCGCTATCCGTTGAAGGATTTGCCTGAGCTTGTTCCAGTCATTATCTCGTAATGTCCAGCCAATTCCCATATCAATCAAGAACTTTCAACGCTGATACATAGGATTTATTCGCAGCGGTGGGATATCTTGTTGCTGTGTCATATATGCCCTGCAACTGACCGCGTGTTATTGTTATAATTGAACCGTCAGGCTTTTGAACACGAACCTTGTCGCTTTGTCCCTGCGTTCCTGTGGACGGTCCGGCCTGTGCACCTTCTCCTTCTGGAACATAACTGAAAGGTTCCGGTGCTGCCGCAGAACTTAGATTATTAGCGGCCATGTTCTGAGCCAATAATTCCTGATACTCTTTTTCGTCCATTGATGGGGTTACAGAACCACCGGACACTCCGGTTAGTCCTGAATTTGCAAACAATCCACCGGAACCTCCGGTAGTACCGAATCTCCCTGTAATTCCAGAGTCCTGACTTGCACTTGATGAAGGCATGATGCTTGACTGTCCGGACGATGAAGAACCGCCGATAGAATTGCCCCACATACTGCCAAGTCCCGCACCAAGACCTGAACTTCCGCCACCTCCAGCAGTTGACGCGGCACCGGACGCCAAGTTGGAAAGCAGGTTTGCATCCGGGTACGCATCGGTTCTGGATTCAACCGCACCTGCCTTTTTCATTAACGCATCGGCAAGGCGTGTTTGACGTAAATCTTCCAACTGGAGACGGAACGGCGTACCGACCTCTTCTTCGTATTTAATCGGCAATCCCGCTGCAACTGTAGTATTGGACAAACCGCTGCTGACGAGATTCTGCATCCCGGTCGCCATCGCCTTAGTTTTTCCCTGTTCATAAAGAGCCAAAGCACCTTCTCCGAACGACCCTCCTGGTTGGTACTGTGCGATGATATCGTCGTAAATTTTCATCATCTGTGCGTATCGGGCTTCATTGGCTTTCCTCGCGGCATCGGCGGCCTGCGTATAACTGGATGTCCAACCGGACGACCCTGAACTGCTGGCCGACCCGGATGAACCGGACGAACCGCCTTTAGGTGCAGCCCAAGTGCTTGCTCGTGTCATTGCCATATCTGTCTCCTAAATATTCCCGGCAGCTTTTATGTCGGCTACCGCTTTTTCAAAACTCCACGTCTCGGATATTGTCGAATTTTTAAGTATAAGGCCCATCCATGCGGCTCTTGTTCGGGGTCTCAATTTCTGGAT